GGCATTGTTGAAGATGCAGTTAAACACTATGCAGATTTAAAACGCAAAGCAAAGAAAATGATCAGCCGCAGAGGATACAAAGAAATCTTTGCAGCATATGATCCAATGGCAATAACCGAGCTTGACGAGACTGTGAACAGAGTAAGAGAAGTTTTTGTTAACAGTTCTCTTGATACTCGCATTGAAGAGGCACTGCCAATACTAGCAAAGATACAGGAAGAAAACATGAAAGAAGCAGACATTTTTGAACAGTGGGCTGACCGTATCACTGAAGGTACCTGGGTATTGCCTGATACAAACGAACAAATGGCAAAGCTAAAAGAGTTAATGAGCGAGCCACTACCGTGCGGTCCTGATGGTGAGTATGCAACTGAACAGTTGTATGATCTAATTGGCGATGATGAATTGTTTGATGACATTGGCGAATTAGCCGAACGCGATCCAAATGCAGATTGCAGAGAGCTTGTAAAAGCAAGACTTGCAGACTTTGACATTGTTATTGATGAGTCAGTCAGCGAAGGTGCTATGAGCGATCTACATCAACACATTGGTGAAATGATTGCAGATGGTGACAGCAACGAAGAAATCAAAAAGATGCATCCTGGCGTTAGCGATCAAAACATTAACAGTATTCGCAAACAAATGGAAGAATCAGTTAACGAAGGCCACAGTCACCAGGATATTATAGATCAGATTGTAGACATGCAGCCAGAATCTGGCGACGAAATTATTAGAATGGCACAGAAACTTGGTGTACCAGATCCAGCAATTGATGATATCTATCAAGATGTACTAGACAAGATTAGCATCACTGAAGACCCAACACAGGAAGAGCCAGCACAAACAGGCAACTATCAGTCACAGCAAGCAGCCGCAGCCACTGGCAAAGCAGACAGTTTAAAAATGGGACTAGGCGGCGACAACGACCTTGACGAAGCAAACAACATTAGCAACAGTGAAGAGCAAGACTTAGATGACGAAGACATGACAGAAGTAATTGACATTGACACAGGAAAAACAGCATTAAAAGCAGAACGTGATCCAATGTTAGAAGCAGAGCTAGACAGACTACTACAACTAGCTCGAGGATAACATGACTCCAGAAATAATCATCCCTGATCAGTTATGGCTGATTAGGGATTTCTTCCCTCAAGAACAATATGCTTTTGTTCGCAATCTATATCGCAAAGCAGAAAACAATGCACTCAAAATGATCTACGACAATCGTTTATTAACGGATTGGAGTGAGACTCGCGAGCTCAACGATATTTGTGCAACTTGGGCACCGTTTTTTAGTGAACTTGCAGGTATCGAACTAAAGCCGCAAGTAGGCTATGTTGACATTACGTTATCGCATGCAAAAATCATGATGCATAGAATACACAGTGACATCAAATTGCAAGTACAGATTCCCTTATGCACAGAGGCCGCAGACACCAATCAGTATGCGTTTTGTATTGAAGATGCAGTTAACAATGTTGACGGTGAAAATGACCATAGTCCAGTCCGCGACATTGAACATGATGAATGTTTGTATGTTCCGCACGAACCACGCAGTGCTATTGTTTATCAGAACAATCCAAGAATCTTCAATGGTATGATGAATTCAATACCTGAAAACAGCATACGCGAAACGCTGTGGCTTAACTATCAGTAGATAAATTGTATTGAAATGCAATACTTTGCCTTACACCAATTCCGGCTTCGACTTGGTGTACTTTTTGATCAGTGTTTAAATTGAGATATCCGCAATTTGGCAACAATGGTGCAGTTACACTAGGTTCAACATGCATAAACTCTGCACCGTATAGTGGATCTCCGCCATCTTTAGCATCAATGTAGACCTGTAGTGTTACAATAATTTCTTTGCTATCACCATGCGGCTGGCAACCAAATTCTGGTAAGTCTAACCAAAACTTAGCAACCATTAAATTTAGTTTTATATTCAATAACTCTTTAAGTTTTGGAACCAAACTAACACCAATGTCTTGAAGTTTGCGATAATCGTTTCCGTCTGCTAATTGTAGACGTTTGTCTGGTCGAGTCACTTCGAATGTGTTGTTCATATCAACATAGATACCTTGCATCCAATGTAGTGTGCTTTGATCAAATGTATCATGCACAAACCATAAGTTTGGTGCAACAGGATTAAAATTAACAGTTTGTCCGAATCCGTTGACTTCTGGTACAGTTGTGTTACTATGTGTCATGTGTATATTTAATCCATATCAAACGATTCAACAAACTTTGCCGTTTTGGATTGACGGACTAAATAAAAGCGCATATACTGTAGTACAGTGTATGTTAGGCTATACACAGATGCGTAGTTGCGCATCACAGGCAAATGATAGAGTAGTAGTTGCTACTCGTAGGCACATAGGAGAAATAAAATGGCTTCATTAGCAGAAATCCGCGCACGCCTTGCAGCGGCAGACAATAGACAAGGCAATCAGTCATCCGGTGGTGATGGCGCAATTTACCCACATTGGAACATGAACGAAGGCGATAGCGCAGTGCTACGTTTCCTTCCCGATGCGGATAACAACAACACGTTCTTCTGGATTGAACGTGCAATGATCAAACTTCCTTTCAATGGTGTTAAAGGGCAAATGGATAGCAAAAGCGTCCAGGTGCAGATTCCTTGCATTGAAATGTGGGGCGAGACTTGCCCAATCCTCACAGAAGTACGCACATGGTTTAAAGACAAAAGTCTTGAAGATATGGGTCGCAAGTATTGGAAAAAGCGTTCATATATCATGCAAGGTTTTGTGCGCGAAAACCCAATTGCTGATGACAAAAGTGAAAAAGCAATTCGACGCTTTATTATTGGTCCTCAGATTTTCCAGACTATCAAGTCAGCATTGATGGATCCGGAGTTGGAAGAACTTCCAACTGACTACGAGCGTGGCCTGGACTTCCGCATTAGCAAGACCAGCAAAGGTGGATACGCTGACTATTCCACATCAAAGTGGGCTCGCAAAGAGACTCCACTTACAGCACAGGAAGCAGAAGCAATTGAATCACAGGGTTTGTATAATCTGGGTGATTTCTTGCCAAAGCGTCCAGACGAAGAAGCTCTTAAAGTAATGAAAGAGATGTTCGAAGCCAGTGTTGATGGACAAAGCTATGACGCAGAGCGTTGGGGCAACTACTTCCGTCCAGCAGGTATGGCAGCACCACAAGGCTCCTCGGGCTCAGAACCAGCGGCGCCAACAGCACCTGCAACAGCAACACCAGTTGCTGAAGCGGAAACAGTGCCTTTTGAAGTTGCACCAGCAACTCCGACTGCACCAGTTGAGACACCTGCTCCAGCAGCAGATAGTAGCAACAAAGCAGAAGACATTCTTGCTATGATTCGTAGCAGACAGTCTGCATCCTAACTAGCAGTGAGGGCAGGGATTTTATTCCCTTTTTCTCCCTGCCCTCATATTTGCATATATACGATCATAAACTAGGAGAACACAGTGGCAAAACCATTTGACGTAAGCAAGTTCCGCAAGGACATTACAAAAAGCATTGACGGGTTGTCAATTGGCTTTAACGATCCCACAGACTGGATCAGCACAGGCAACTATGCACTAAACTATTTGATTTCGGGCGATTTCCACAAAGGTGTACCTTTAGGCAAAGTTACAGTGTTTGCTGGAGAATCAGGCGCAGGTAAAAGTTACTTTGCCTCGGGTAACATTGTAAAGGCAGCACAAGAGCAAGGTATTTTTGTTGTACTAGTTGACAGTGAGAACGCACTAGATGAAGCGTGGTTACAAGCACTAGGTGTCGACACAGACGAAAGCAAACTGCTTAAACTTTCAATGAGCATGATCGATGATGTTGCTAAAACAATTTCAACTTTTATGAAAGACTATAAAGCATTAGCCGACGGCGAACGCCCAAAGGTACTGTTTGTAATTGACAGTTTGGGTATGTTGCTTACACCCACTGACATTAACCAATTTGATAGCGGTGATCTCAAAGGTGATTTGGGTAGAAAGCCTAAAGCACTAACAGCACTGGTGCGTAACACTGTTAACATGTTTGGCAGTTACAATGTGGGCATGGTATGTACCAATCACACATATGCATCGCAAGATATGTTTGATCCTGATGACAAGATTTCGGGCGGACAAGGCTTTATCTATGCAAGCTCTATTGTTGTTGCAATGCGCAAACTCAAACTCAAAGAAGATGAAGATGGCAACAAGATTAGTCAAGTAAAAGGTATTCGTGCAGCATGTAAAGTTATGAAAACACGCTATGCTAAACCGTTTGAAAGTGTACAAGTTAAGATTCCTTATGAAACTGGCATGAACCCGTACAGTGGACTTGTTGATCTTGCTGAATCAACTGACCTGCTTAAAAAGTCAGGCAACAGATTGAGCTTTATCAGAGCAGATGGCAGCGAAATTATTCAATTCCGCAAAGCATGGGAACGCAATGAAAATGGTTGCTTGGATGAATTAATGCTAGAGTTTACAAAACTTGCTAACGAGGTAAGTATTCCTGACGAAACTGAAGCGCCAGCTGAAGTATTTGTGGACGAAATCGAAGAAGCACAGGAGTAAACAACAAAATGTCATTAGAGCTAGCTGCATTGGTG